TGTTTTAAGATCCGTAAAGAACTTTGCAATCTTTCCAAGAATTTTCGATATTTTTTCCTTGGATGCTATGTTTTCCCTTTTATCTGCCACTGTAAACTCAGGTTCCTGCAATGCATCCGTTGCATTTTCTCTTATTTTCATCTGCTCATCAATCTTTTTCAGATTGGCATTCACGACTTCCACATCATAATCATCCTGCGGATCATCCATCTGCAGATCATAATACTTTGTCTTTGTCATGGCAGAACCTCCTCTCTCAGCTGTCTGTGTGTATAGTTATGTAACTGTGCATGCGTAAATTTGTGTAAAACTGCATGCGTATTATAAATAAGAAGAACTTTGTAGCATATATCCTCTGGTGACATACGCCGGATCAGTTCTTCAACAACTCCGACACGATCCGCTACATTCAATTTCAGATGCACGAGTATGTAATAATGCTCCTCATCCGAATACAGATCATAATTGTTTTCTCCTAGGCTGGCATTTAAACATTTTACAAGTGTCGGATGCGTATACGGTATCCGTTCATTCCACCGCATTGACACACGCGACCGACGGAGCTCTAAATTTTCACCAGCACCTGGAATGATATGTAAGATTCTTTCGAACCGCTCGATGCCTTCTGCATCTGAAGTCTCTATGAATGCATTTCGTAATATTTTAGTAGTATCCATGTTAAGAGCCGCCACCTGCTTATCCTCGCTCTGCATCAATTGCTTCATTTCTTCAAACTGTTGCATAAACGGCGGCAGATAATCAATCATTTTTTTAGCCACTTACATCACCCCTTACCGGAATTGCATCTTCATCCAATGTTACATTTTCAGATGCACCATTCAGTTTCACATCTGTAATATCCAATATCCCATCAATCAGAAGCAACCGAGATTCAATCTGGCTCTTACGCACCACCAGGTTATCCTCATTACTCCAATCACCAGAAAGTTCTGTAAAATACCCATCTATTGCCGACTGCATATCGGATTTCAAGGATTCAAAAGTATATCCGTTCTTATAAACCGCAGTAACTGTCACAGAAACAGGAATTTCTTTCACTCCCATAACCTTTACCACATGTCCGATAGGTGCCAGTCCATATCCCTCCCCGGTCTTATCATCCGGGTCAACATCATTCTGCACTTTTTGTACCAACGTGGCGGATGGGGCTTTGTATTCCGATGATATGATATACACCCGAACAGTGCCACCCACTGTCAGTAATTTGTCCTTTGCTACATCATGTACCGCTTTCAGCCATGCAAATACTTCCGCCCCAACGGTTTCCACAGACTGCTTTCCAATCCACTCCGTAACTGCAGCAACAGGAATAAACTTTACCGGATCATATCCTTTTTCCCACATCCGCATAACTTTGCATGCGCCAACTCCATCAATAGCCGATACACGCTCTTTATAATCCGGATTATTGCCACAGAAGCTTATATTGGAAAATCCCTCGTAATAACGTTCACGGAAATCTTCCACATCTTCCTCATCCTCGCCGGGGATCAAGACTTCGGTCAATTCCGCTGTTTCCATATCATTCAGATCATTCTTTGTTTCAATCGTAAGCAATGATCCCAACTGCTGATTTCCGACAATACCGGCAGTCTCACATGTTACCTGATACTCTCCGGTTGCTGCATCCATTACAGATGTTACCTCATAGTTCAGATCACCAAGGTTAAACCGGTCCCCGATCGCTATTGCTGTATCGGACGGACTAACAACCATCTTGCATACCGCATTGGTCTCTTCTTTGGGATATACTCCGTTCTCAGCTGCACGCTTGATCAAATAATAATAGGATGCTGTATCTGCATATACCTCATTCACAATCATATCCATATCGATATACGTCTGCGCCAACTCCATGGCAATTGGTGCTATTGCATCATAAATTATCGATCCTTCTCGCTTATCCAACTTGTCGCTTACAGATGCAAGCATTTCTTCCATGATAGAATCAAAGTCTTTGTTCTCAAACACTAATATTCCACCTCCGTTTCCAATCCATTTACTTTATCGCCTTCTGCTGTAATTACAGAGAACGTAACATGCAGAGCTTTCTTTCCCACCGGTTCCATCTCAAAATCTTCACAAGATTCAAAACGATCATCTGCAGTAATTGCATCCGTAATCCGATTTGGCACTTCAGACATAACATAAGATAGAGACTTTCCCCTCAGATCCTGAAGCTCCACTCCATAATCCCATGAATAAATTACATTTTTATATCGCTCTGTGTTCAAGATTTTCAATATTGCCTGCCGGTTTGCCTCTTCTCCGTCTGCTTTGCCAAGAAAAATGCTTGAATCGTTCTCAATGGTTCCTATCTGCATTGCATATGTAAGAGACGGGTCACTTTCCAACTGAAAATCTGTATCCTGTTCTTCTTCATCTTCATAGTTAATTGGAACCATCAGTTCACCACCCTGTCTATAATTATGTATTCCTGCCCACCGCTTTTTCGAAGCATAAGCACCTTTTCTCCAACCTTAAGGCTATTCAGTACTGTTCTACTTTGAATAACATCTCCAATTTTTATTTCAACTTCATAATCTGTGACATTTCTACTCAAATGCAAAAAATCTTCATCAATTTCCAAAGTATTTGACATTTTAATTATAAGCGGAGACACGCCTGAAACTGTACCAATCTTATAATCACTCATTTTCGCTGATCTTACGGCATCCATCGCAATTTTCTTAATTAACTGTACCAAACTATCACTCACTAAAATCTCCTCCAGACACAACTAAGTCCATTGTGTACTCGCAATTTTTAAATGTATGCGTAACTTTATCTACCAGCATATAGTTTGCCACTGTGATATCACCCAAATCTAACATGACCGGAACCAGAGAACCACCACGTACATTTATATTTCCAACCACACCAGATATGGTCAATGTACGTTTCTTCTTATCATACAGTTTTAACAATGCCTTTGATTTAAGCTTTCCAATATCCGGATTATCAATTTTATCCAAATACTGCAAAGTTCCCCATTTGCCTATGTTTTTTGAGTCTTTTGTTACATATAAATCGAATGTTCCTTTTTCCTTGTTTTCATATACCAGCTTTATTTGGTTATATACATCACTGTCAATGGTTGTTTTATAGGAATAATCTTGTCCGGTCTCAGCATCCACCAAGCATGTATTGACTTTCATTTTTGCTACATCTGTAAGCTGAAGTTTTCCTACCTTATCGTAGAGCACATAGGTCTTCCCCTTTGTTATCAGAGTATCATCAAGCGCATTTTGGATAATATCAAATAATGTAGTATTATCTTCTATGGCTGATCTGCGCCATCCAGTGTCAGCAAGCGTACCATATTGCAAATTAAATCTCTTAGCCAAAATCTTTATCAACTCACCGGCTGTTTTCTTTTTGTACACAATTGTTTCTTTATTTTTTAAATATCTGAGCTGATCATATACTATATACGATGCCATCCCATCCTTCTTACCTTCTTTTGTAAATACAAAACCATAGAAAAACTTCTTGCTGTCCACAGTAACAAGAACTTCATTTCCCATTCCTATGGAAAATCCTTTTTCAACTTTTGCTGTGAAAGTAAATTTGCCAGGTGTGCTGTCTCTTTCCCATACAACCCTTGCTCCCTCTTCCGCCGGTACTGTAAATTTCTTTTTTCCATTATTTACAGTAATCATTACATTGCCAGCCGGTATTTTTCCCGTTTCTGCTTCATCGGCTTTTATGGTTTCCGCTTTTGCCTCATGACGCGATAATATTTTCTGCAAATATTGCAGTTCCTTTTTCGAATCCTTTTTTCCACTACCAGATGAACCATTTTGGGTGCTTGTATATTTTGGCGTACCATAGCCTGTAATTGTGGCATTATTCAGAGAATATGATCGCCGTGCTACCTTATCAGATGTATTTCCTTCAATAGTATGTAACTGTCCACCGCTTACGCTCTCAACAATGCCTACATGGCTTCGGCCAGTTTTAAAATAAACAATGTCACATCTCTTCGGGGTATATTTGCCTTTATATTTGAACTGCCCACGCTTTTTAAACCACTGCATCCCATAGGTTGTAGATGCTGTTTTCGGAACAACCGAAGTCGATACTCCAGCCTCGTGTGCACACCAGGAAACAAACGAATGGCACCATGCAGCACCATTCGCTCCTGTATATTCTCCGTATTTTGTTCTGTTGTTTCCCTGCTCCCGGTATCCGATCTCTCCAATCGCTACATCAACAATATCTTTCATCAGCTACCACCTCCCGGAAGTTTCAATACCGTTCCAGCATACAAATAATGACCATTCGATGATGATTTTCGTCCATGCTTACGAGCTGCATTTTCAATCGTTTTCTGGTTTAACTGATAGAGTTTCTTCCATGCAGATGCATTATTCATCTGTTTCTTTGCAATTTTCATAAGCGTATCACCAGATTTTATCTTGTAACTTTTGGCTATAGCTTTCGTTTTCTTCCGTTGTTTTTTAACCGTAGCAACCGTTTTCTTTTTTCCGGATTTTGTCTTTTTGCTTTTAAGTACAAGCTTCTTTGCTCCCCAATGTCGATACTGCTTCATGTTAAGCTTTACGCACACATCTGATCCGTATTTATCTGCATCTTCCATGATTTCATAATCTTCGATGGTCACGTCTGTTGTAATATCTTCAATGAGATGTTTTTGAGAAACTTCATAGCGTAGGAGTTTAAATACAACTGGTTTCTTCTGATTTTTCCATTTTTCTAATTTGGAAAGATAATATGCAGCTCCCACTTTTGCTTTTTCTTGTGAAAAAGGATATTTATGGATTGGCAATAAAAGCTCCGGGATTGTAATATCAGACAATCCTGGAGACTTAATATAATTAACCTCTCCCTCATTTATGAGAGTTATAGTCTTATTTTTGTTATTGATCTTGATGTTAAGAGATCCTGGGGTCACCGGAAAAAGAACCCCATCAATATATAATTCATACATCTTTAGTGTTCTCCTTCCGCTGCTGCATTCATTTCTTCTTCAATTTTGCTACGCAAATGCTCTGCCATTCCATCTAAATCTATATCATTGTTTACGTTGTTATGGTTGATCATCTCAACCTTGATCTGTGCTGTTGTAAATTTATTCACGTACTCACGATCCGCAATATCTCTTAAATACTTCAGATCCTCACTGGATGCAGATAATGTATTTGCCGTTTTTGCGGTATTCTTGGCAGTGTCTGCTGTATTTGCCGCTGTTGCTGCGTTACTGGACGCAAGCGCATTTGGATAATTATTCGCATTTGGAATATTGGTAGCCTTTGAAGATAAGGTATTCTTTATTTTACTGGTTACACCATCTCCCCATGCTGCTCCGGCAGTATATGCCTCCTTTGCCCATCCGTTCTGGTAAGTGTCATACGTTTTTATTCCTTTACTAAATGCAGCCGACACACTGGTATAATCTTTTGTACTTCCGGAGGCTGTAGCCGCTTTTGATGCGTAATTATCTGCCGCCCCCGTAATTCCAGAATAGTCAAAATCTACAAAAGGAAGTTTATTCAATGCAGAACAAATACCAGATACTACAGTAAGCGCTGTAGACAGCATGTTGTACCAGAGTGCCTGTACATGACTAATCGCATTGTGAAAAGCAATCTCAACATTGGTTGCACATGCTCCCCCTGCGTTCCATATTCCAATAAAAATATCTGCAACTGATAATCCCCAATTTTTAAAATACTGGATAACAACATTGATTCCTCCGCAAATTGCACCAAATGTACTTTGGGCAATATGTCCAGCTCCTGAAAAATGATTACATAACGCAACCAACACAATGATCAACGCCATAATTCCAACAACTATCCATGTTAACGGGCAAGACAACATTGCAGTATTTAGCCCGTACTGTGCCGCGGTTGCAGCCGCAGTTGCACTTGCTTCTGTTCCTGTTGCTGCTGCGTGCGCATATGATGCAACACACATTGTAATCTTAATTCCTGTTGATATCATATCTATTGCGTTCGTAATGCCAACATAAGTTGCATAAGCCGCTAATGCTGCAACCACACCATAAACAACAGGACCTATAATTTGCCAGTTGTCTTGTACAAAGGTTCCTATTGATCCAATTCCTTCAAATATATCAAGTACCACACCTGCTACTACTGCAAGATCATTTATTGCATTTGTAGCAAACTCCTGAAACCCGTCTGTATTTGCCAAATCATTAAGTCTCTGCAAAACCGGCTGAAATGCCATAGTGGCGTCATTTTGAAATACCGTCCACATCTGTCCCCATGTCATTGGCATATTTTCAAAATTAGCATTTATCTCATCAGTCGCAGCAAATACCGCTTGCTTCACAACATCAGCCGACAGTTCCCCATCTTGTGCCATGCTTCGAATCTTACCGATTGGAACATTAAGATAATCTGCAATATTCTGAATCAGATTCGGTGCCTGCTCAAAAATACTGTTTAACTCATCACCTCGAAGTACACCAGAGCCCAGCGCCTGTGATAACTGCAATTCTGCATTTGCTGCTTCCTGCGTAGACGCTCCCGCAATTGTCATCTGCTTTTGGACTAAATTTGCGAACTGGACAACTTCTGCACTGGAACTAAATGCATCTTTCGCATTATTACCAAATCGGGCAACTACACTTGCCATATCTCCTAATGATCCTCTGGCATCGTTTGCAGCCACATAAACCATGTTGTACAAATCGGCCGTACTCTGCAATCCGTCATTCATCATATTTAATCTGGAAGTGGTCTGTGTGATCTCATCCGATTTCTGCAAAATTTTTCCAGCCGTCTGAATACTCAGGTACGCCCCTGCCATTCGTTTAATTGCCGAAACTAAATTCGATGATTCACTTGCACCGTTTTGCAATGACTGATTAAATTGTTCCTGTCTTCGAATATTATCATTGATCGGACTACTCGCCTGTTGCATTGTTTGATTGAATTCTTCTGCCGCTACAGTTGCCTGTGCAATTTCATTCCGGGCGGCTTCCAATGATGTAGTATCCACACCAGAATTCATTGCCTGGTTCATATCATAAATCGAAGAAATTGCCATATTGACAGAACTGATTATATGCATAAGGGGAGCACTAAAGTTATCCGCCAATTGTATTCCTGTTGTTATGTAAGCCATACCATCACCGTCCTTCTGCTTCCCTTGCTATCCTCTTTGCTTCTTTCTTTTCCGCTTCAATCCTTATATCTATACAAGCGATAATAAAAGCCTTTTCTTCGTCCTCTAAAGCAACCCATTGGGAAGGGAGAATGTGAAGTTTGTGCAATGCATAATATGCATAGTTAGACTCCACATCCCCTTCCTCAATTAGTTTTTTGCCTGTTTAGTCTTATCTTCTAAAGTTTCAAACCCCTGAAAATTTTGAACCCATGCAGAAAGATCCTGATATTCTCCCGGCTCATCAATCATTGCATATAACAAATCTCCCGGTGTTTTCACTCCATAAGAATCCTGAAGCTCTGCATTACACAAATCTGGTTCGACCACACTCTCCGAGATCAGTTCATTCAGATATCCTGCTGTATCTAATTTAGGCCGAAACATATTAGGTTTTCCATTGATTTGTACATCCTTGGTGTGCTTTTCTCTAATAGTTTCATTCTCCTTTGATGATACCGGACGAAATACAAAATCGAGTGGATTACCTTTTTCATCAACAAAAGCCTTTGATGGTGCATATGTTCCATTCTCTCTCTTAATTTTGTTTTTTGCAAAAAATCTGCTTAAATTTGACATACATTGTCTCCTTTCTTCCTATAAAAAATCCCCTCATGCCAGACACATAAGGGGCAATATTACGCTGCAAGTCCAATAATTTCCTGAAACTCTTTCGGCATATCAAAATCATCAAATGTGAAGCTAACATCCTCGTCCAGATATGAGTCAGAAGATGCATCAAATTTCGCAAGCACTCCACTGTCAATGTTGCACTGTAAAAGAGTGATTGTCTGAGATCCTGCATCACTAGATGGATCATCATTCGTGATCTGAATCTCGAAATAGACATCCTTACCAGTGTCTTTAAAATCAAGCATCATTTTACGGAAAATGCTCGTATTATAATGTAGTGTACAAGATCCGGTTCCTTCCCATGATACCGACTTATTTCCCTTTCCTGTCTTGCCAAGAGTTGGAACCTTTGCCTTATTCTTCTTGAAATTCGCTTCAAGCTTGATTGCGGTCATCAGATTGTATCTACGTTCACCAATTGTCACGTAGCACTCTGCAAGAGCTGCAGAGATCGAATCCTTTGCAAGCATCACATTTTTCATTTATACTTCACCCCCTTATTTCACTACTGTAGTCATGTACATAATACTCATGGCATTTACAACTTCAACTGTATTATTAACGACTACCGATTTCTTTGATTCTCCCTGTTCCACGATGACATTATCCCGCTTGAAATTCTCAATAGCCCGCAAATTCTGTAATTTTTCACGGATCTCGCACAGCCCACTTTTCAAGCTGTTCCGCCCTGGATCATCATTTGGGAACTTCCCACGGAACCGTGTCTTAAAGAGCAGTGCATCATCATTTGCAAGCTGGTCTACAACCCTGATTGTCTGATTGTCGCAAAAAAATTCGTTGCAATCTTCCGTGATGGTTATGTGTGTATTGATATCACTTAGAATCTCAATTTCATCATCATTTCTATCAAACACAAGCTGTCCCTTTTTGATATAATCTTCCAGATCATTGTCAATTGGCTCAATGGAAAATTCACCATCGTACACTCTGCCCTCGCAGGACTTATTCACCGCAGTGGAGCATTCCACCCCGGTAAGCCAATATACAGCGGATGCTTCCGGCCAGCCCTCGTCCGTCGTTTTATTCGGTGTGGAAATAACTCCCATATAGTCAGCATCCGACTTGTAAAGCACAAGCTGAAACTTCTTACCAACTTCATCACGCATACGCTTTACATATGCCACATACAGCCTCTTGGTCACCTCATCTGTAACCACAACGCCCATCGTATTAAATCCGTAGGCTTCTGCCTTTGCCAGATACTCCGCATGCGCATCGCCATTGACGACACCATTCGTTCCGCCAGACAGTGCTGCCGATGCAACTGCTGCAAGTTCCAACGTATCTGTTTTAAATGTCACAAAGTCATTATCTTTCAGATCAGCCGCTTTTTTTACATTCTGTACTTCAATTCTGGACGTATCAAGATATGTAGTTACATTCCACGACTCTGGATCATCCACGTCCTTTGCTATGGAGATCCTGATCGCATTGCCGCGTGTCCCCGTGTACTTAGCTGTAGCATAATCATTGGACGCTTTTGTCCCGCCGCCGTTTAACCGGTATGCATACAGCACCAAGGTTCCGCCAGCAAACAGATCTCGCAGTCCTTTCATCTTATCGTCGGTATAACTATATCCGAATATCTTTTTCGAATACTTCTGCATATCCGCTGTAGTAACCTTAAAAACCGTATCATCCGGTCCCCAGTCAAGTTCCAGCGGCATTGTGGCAATACCACGGTCAGACAATGCCGCAGATGCAATCCCCGCACTTACGACATTGATATACGCGCCCGGAAGCACTTTGTTCTGGGTTATCCATGTTCCTCCTCCAAACGGCATTTACTTCACTTCCTTTCTCAGATAATCACCGGTGATCTTATCCACCTGCGCAATCGTATATGTTTTTCCATCTTCCAGCAACGCTTCCAGCAGATCCCGCTGTTTCTTATAGCGTTTGGATTCTGCCAGCTGCTGCTTTGTAAATACATCCGCAGATACCTGTGGTTTTACTTCTGTATTTGTTTCACCCATATCGCACCTATCCTTTCAAATGTAATATTGTTGTCATAGTTTCCATAAGAGGAGCCGGAGTCTCTACCTTGCGGACGAAATAATTGTAATTTACAAAGAAATTCAGCACTCCGTCTGTAATCTCATGATGCATGTCCGTCCCTCGTACCGGCCTGTCTGCATCCAAAGGCGTAATATTCTCCAACGCCCATAACATACGATCAGCTACATCGCGGCATTCACTATTCGGATTGTCCTCCGATTCCGGGAAATACTGTATACAAAATGGATTGTCCATCAAATACCGTTTGGATGGGAAATCTGTCTTGGATGGATTTAAGAGGGTAATAAAAAAGCAAGGCTCTTTCAAGTCCTGCTTTATTTCCTCTGTATAAATTTCATAATCATCCCCAAACTCTTGGTTCAGGGCAATTGCTATCCCGGCTATCACGTTGCTAATCATTGAATGTACCTCCCAAGAACTCTTCCAGTCTCTTTTCCAGTAACCCAGGAGCCATACGTTTGATTTCATTTTCAGAAATAGTCATCATAAACTGCCCTTTAACCCATCCGTTATGGTTTGCTGTTCGATGTCCGAATTCTACAAAACTCGCATACTCAGTTGGATTCATAATTTTAATGGTGTACTGGTTCCCTGATTTTGTAACTTGAATGCTATCAACAGCCGCCTGTACTCCTTCTTTATTACCTGCAGTCCACCCTCTTCGAAGAGTACCACCAACCTTGCCTGAATTTGCTGGATATTTTCCTACAGGTGTCCTTTTGATTACCTTTGTGAGCAATCTGGCCGCAAGTTCCTTTGCACATGATTCGCAAAAAGAATTTCTTGTATCCTCGCTGCCTGCCAATCTATTCAAATTTTCCTGAAACTTCACCAACTCCCGCATATCCACGCTTCCCATTCCCATCATGCATACCTCTCTGATAATTGCAACACAATCTCCTGATGCGTCGAATATACTGCTGCCACACCGCCGCATTTATAGTTTTGTGTCACACTAGCCTGTGTTACTGTAATCTTTGCTCCCGGCTTGATCTGCACGTCCGGAGATAAAAACAGCTTTGTGACCTGTGCAGTCTTTGCAGCTGATTCCGTCTGATCCACTGCACTGACACTGGAATATGATAAGCGGCAAGGTTCATCTTCCAATACCACAACATCTTTTTCCGTGGTAATCTTCGTTTTTGGATCTTTTGCTTTTTGATGCTCCATAACCGTGCATCTGCCATCATATGTGGCTTCTTGGGCTTTCCTTGCAAGTGCCTGTGCCTGTTTGATTGCATCCGCGATCATTTCCACGCCACCTTCCTGTATCTGTTTAGTGAGGACTTATAATTTTTCAGCACTGTGTCTTTGAAATTAGCATCTACATATTGCTGGAAAGATGTAGAGGTATCTCCCTCAGAAATGGAAGAAACCGCTCCAACTGCTGCCGTCTCGCTTCCAATATTCTCATTCCGGTACAGATCCATCGCCATGCGGTATCCGGTGTTCACCAGTCCTTTCGGCATTTCCTCCACATGACAATAGTTCTTTATGGTCTCCTCTACGTCCACAATGACAAATTCAAGAATCACATCCTTGGAATCATCCTCAATTCCAAGAAGTGCCTTTAACTTTGCCAGATCCATAGGCTTACCCGATCTTGTGTTTGATAGCCACGATTCTAAGCTGCTTCGGCTCATATACCGGCTTCCAGTTCTCTGCCATTGCAAGCTCTGCTCTCGTTGGAGTCTCCACATGCTCACGCTTTGCCCCGGTGTATGCAATTCCTCTTGGATGGAGGATGAACGCTTTTCGGTTGATCAGGTAATCAATACCACCACCGGTCTGCTTATCACGGTCCACTTCTGTTGCCACATGGCCAACCGGAGATCCATTTCCATATGCGATTGCTCCATTACCAAACAGATATGTAGTATAGATACCCTCCCCTGTTACCGGACATTCATCATCCACGGTCACGCGTCTACCCTGATAAGTATCAAACTCCACATCCGTAGAATCACGTTCTGTCTCGATCAGGTTCAGCTTTTTCAGAAAAGATTTCGTAGCGGAATGCATTGCAACACCGGAAAGCTGTGCCTGTGCATCCCCAAGAAGCTGGCACGCATCAATAAATGCGGATGCGCTGATCAATTTGGCAGGTTCCGATTTTCCCGCTGTCAGATCAAGAATATGATCTGCCATTCTTGTTGTCTGCTTTGGAGTACCAACCGGGTCCTCGGTTGTTGTTCCAAACACGCCGGACAGGATCGCGATCAACTCTTTCTGCATATCTCTCGCCCAGTAACCAGCTACCAGATCACCGATTGCTTTCATTGGATCAGCTCCAGCCAATGCCGCGGAAAGATTTGTAGCAGCCCACATCTTCTGCCTAAGAATTGTGGTAGATACATCTTTGTTCGAACCGATCTTTGCCGGTGTCATCTTCACATCCTCAAGTGTTGGTTCCGATTCTCCATTCAGATCCTCAAAGAACGGCATATTGTGTGTTCTGGCCGCTTCACTTGCCAGTGTGTCAAATTCCGGGCTGTTTACCACGATCCCCGACTGGAAAAACGCGGACAACTCCATTGTTCTGTTGATTACATACCGGTTAAACAGTTCCGGTACGATCACGTCTGCAATTTTTGTAATTGCCATAAATCATCTTCCTTTCATACTGTTATAATGTTACTCCGGCGGCTGCGGCCAGTGCCTTTGCCTGCTCCGGATTGGATTTTAAAAGTTCTCCCTGTTTGGTCAGATTGAACGTCTCTTTTGCAAATGGGTTCGCAGTTCCTGCGCCGCCGGTGCCACCCTGCGGATGATACGGTGGCTTCGGCTGTTCCTGTTTGAACAGATGTGCCATTGTCTTATCTTCTTTGTACGGCTTTACTGCTTCCTCTACGCCGACCGGCTTACCCTCTTTGTCAAATGTGAACTTGTCAAGTCCACCAGCTTTGTAGATCAGATAATCCGGATCAAGTACGCCCTGCTTTGTGAGGGAATCTTTCAGCGCATAGGTCTTTGAGATCTGGTCATTGGCTGTCTGCTGATCTTTTAACTTCGTCTGCAGATCCGCAATGGTGTTCTGTAATGTCTCATTGTCTGCATTGTTCTTTTTCAGATCCCCGATTGTGGTATTAAGCGTTTTAATCTGACCGGCAAGATTCTCTTTTTCTGCCACGGCGGTATCATACTTACCTTTGTCAACATACTGACCAGATCCAAGGTCTGCGATTTTCACCTGCTTCTCCTTATTCTCCGGCTTTCCGTTATAGGCATTGACGGTATCAGACACCTGCTTATAGAGATCCTCGCCTAAAATGTCTTTTAAAAATTCCATAGTTTCCTTTCCTGCACCGTTTTTAAGCGTGGTGTCTCCACAGCAGTATGCAGTTTTGATGCCATGCATAAGGGCAAATTGCCGCAGTTTAAACGTCATAAGGCTTTCGGACAATATAAAAACAGGACTGCCGGAGAAACTTACTTAGCGTCACCTCTGCGCTGTTCGGTTCATAGATTTCCGGTTGCCCTGTTATTATTGATTTTGGGTATGAAAATACCACCATATCATTTCTGACTGGTGGTAACTTTCAATTTTACATTTCTATCATTTTCCGGATCAGTTCCAAATCAGTCACTTCAAGTGTTACTGTTCCTTCCAACGGATCCATATCTTCAAAGCGAAGTCCTGAGAAGATCAATCTTTCACAAGACTGCTCTCCCTGCACATCTCCAACTGCTTCATATACTTTTCCTGCATTAAACTCATCATCTGTCTGATATTCAATATTCTGACATAAAATGAATGATGCATAGATTTTCTTTTCTCCTTTACACCTTCTACCAAGAACAGGTGTCATACTCTGGTGTTCTGTAATTTCGATTTTCCCGGTAAATTGTGCAAGTGGAAATCGTCTGCCAGCTGTGATCACATTCAATGATGCGTTTTGAACATCTAATGTTTTTATAAGTTTCACCATACTATCACCCCTGCTTTTCTTCAAAATGCGGACATTTTACATTTTTTCCATTCCAAATTTCAGATGGAAGATTTTTGGGATAAGCATCACAATATTTTGAAAAATCGTTTCTTGAGCCTCTGTATTTACTGCAGTTCAAACATACGCAAAACAGATTCAGCTTATATCTATCTATTTCATATGGTTTATATTTGCTCATGACAATTACCGCCTTTCAAATCTAGGTTTGACATTATATAGTTCATACAATCTTTCCCAAGCAGCCTCTCCAAGTAATATGATCGCATCCTCTTGTTTCATTCCATGTTTCACTTCATCATAATATTTATCTTGTAATTCATATATAATTTCGTCATATGTATCACTAAATGTCTTGAAATCTGGAAGTTTTTCTACCTGTTCATTATATTCTAACACATATGTACCGTTTTCCCCACAGGTTCTGAAACTTTTGACTTTATAATTTACCAGCAGATACAGATCTTCTGGGGACGGCGGCGTACTCAATGGATGATTATGAGTAACATCTTTTCCTTTCATCATTTTAAGCTGATACTTCGTAAATTCTATAGTATCCTCATTTCCCAACTGGCAATTTACCGCTTTCCCATTGTCAAATATAACTCCAACCTCATGGTCGAACTTGCAGATTTCCGACTCGACCGTATCCACATTTTTACCCTTGAAATCATAATAGTTCGGGTTGCTTTTATTATTGTTTGTGATAATCCCCAACCGGTCTTTCGCTGCATTGTTACCATCTGCAAAAGAGGATTTCCACTCTTCATATGTCATATTGCCTGGTACATAATATGTTTTTCCATCTTCACCACGCGCTGCACGTTCTCCCGGCACTCCAAAATCATCTTCGAAGTATGGGCAGGTACACCCACGGCAGTTCGGATGGAACGGCGGAGCTGTCACACCAATTTCATACTGACTCATAGGGAAATGCTGCCCGTCCATAGAACCACAAAGGCTGCATGTAAAACTATCTAATGTTTCCAATATTTCAAACTGTTCCACCCCAAGTTCTGCAAAACAATCCTTTTGCGCTGCATTGGAAAAAGCCGCCTGTTCTGTCATAACCAAGCGACCCGCGTTCTGTTTTGATACATTCATCTTCCGTGCCAGGGCATCAATCGTCTTCTGCGGATCAGCCCCGGTGATGATGTTCTGTACCATGGTGGTGTTCAATTCATTGACCAGCTTCTGTTTGTTCGTCCAGATCCGGTCTGAAAACGTTTGTCCGTCTGCCGCCCAAGGCTTATGGATCACTGTATCAATCAGCCGATCGTTCGGAGATGCAAAACTCCATCCGGTTCCAATCCCCTTCTGAATCTCATAGGCAGTATGGAGAAAACCAGATTGATAAGCATCACGGATTGTAGAATCAACACTATCAAGCTGATTCCCGAACAGCACTTCCAAAGACTGCTGCATTTGAAGCTTCAACGCCTCCAGCCGATTGATGTGTACTTTTGCGGAAGCATTTTCCAATTCCTTCATCCACTGTCCATTGATAGCATTTTCTTTTCCATACCGTATGTACTGCTCGACATCCCATTTCAGTTCATCCAATTCACTGGAATTTAATAACCGGCGTGCTTCCACAAGAGAAATCGCGTTATTATTTGCAAAACGCTGATACCAGGCATTGATTTTCGCTTCCATCTGCCGCTGTGCTACAAGATATTGCTTTTCGATGTCTGCATAGCACTGCAGCCCTTGCTGATGCTGGGATTCCTCTATCTGTTTGAAGCGTTTTTTCCAATATGCACCGTTTTTCATTCATCCTGCCCCGTATCGCCATCGTTGTTGTCCTGATTGTTATCTGTTTTATTCTGATTCGTAAATGCTCCCGAATACAGATCAGCTTTTTCCTGCGCTTCTTTTTCTTCTTTTTCGATCTGCTTCAATTCTTCATCTGCATCTTCCACAAGCGGATGATTTTTCAGAATCGTCTTTTTACTTACAATTCCTACGGAATCCTTGCAAATCTGCGCCTGCTCCGTATCATTCTTGATACAGGTTCGGGTCCATGTCTGGATGATCGTACCGCACTGAATGCCAAGTGCTTTGCAGATCGCACGCACCAGCCGAGCAAAGCCAAGTCGGAACTCTGTTTCCATCAATCCGGTTTTCATTTCCAAGAGCGAATACATGAATTTCAGCGCTTCACCAGACTGATTACCAAAGTTCTCCGGCTGCGGGTCAAAGCCTTGTCCCTGCTCGAAGATTGCCTTTCTAGTTGCATCCAGTACACTGTTCCGGGCTTCAATCGGAATTTCAATGTTCAGCGTAGACACCGCACCGCCCTCATCCCCATCTACCTTAATGGTCTTGTACTTTTTTAAATCAGATAGGAATCCATTCAGATCTTCACCGCCATATCCAGACAGTACAAAGATCAGCTCCTGTATATCATCCAGATCATTAATAAAGCCGCTGTAAACCTTGTCATATACGTCTATCAGCGGCTTAATGTTGCGCAAATCATCTGTATGGATATTGTTGTTGTAAAACTGGATGAACGGCACTTCTCCGAAATCATGCCGGTAATCGGCAACCATATCACTGGTGGCTGGATCAACAAACATTTCATAGTATGTCAGCAGATTAAGTGTCTCGCCTGCTCTTCGCCGGAATGCCTGACACTCTTTATCCGTCCAGTATTCATATACCGTATAATTATCCCCAGTTGCATCGTCGATGTCCGGATACACTCGCATGGCTCCGATCAGCCTGCGTTTAAGGCTACGGTCAAACACCGGGATGATCTGCTCAGACGGAACAACTGCCCACTCAAAACCGTTATCGCCCTGCCAGTAATGCACCCAGCCGATGGAAGTATTGGCAGCATTCACACACAATTTCATGCAGTTCTTTGCATACTCATCACCCAAGGTTTCCGTGATACGCTTATTGCTCGCCGTACTGCCTACATCAAACAACGGCGGTGCGGTAAATGCGTATGATGCTTTCTGATTCACAATCAGCCCGTGGAAGTTCCGTGGAATCCGGTTGTCTGCATTACGCAGTGGGTTGTCCGCTTCCTCTTTCTCTTCTTTTGGCTTATCCTGGAATAAAATATCTGTCTCATTCCGGTAATACCGTTCTGCCACTGCTGCCCGTGTCACAAAAGCCTCATGACCGGGTTCGTATTTTTTTATCAGTTGTTTCATTGTTTCGATGTCCATTGTTATTCTCCCAAAATATCAAGGCTCTGACATACCGCAAAAATTTTCGGTGACTGAATTGCGAACCAGTCAACCATTTCTTCATTTTTTGCCCACGCTCCATCATAATGATTTGAGGAATCGGATAATCCACTCTCATTGAAAAAAGCGTGGATAATTTCATGCCTACAAACTTTTCTCCAATATTTCTTTTGCGATTTTTCGTCCATCCCTGTGAAATATTCTTCCTCTGACATGTCGGCAATTATGATTCTTTTATCTTCCTCACCGCAATAACCAGCAAGTCTATTCTTTTGCATATACTCATCTTCTGACACCTTATGAGTTTCAATCGAATATTCAGTTCCAAGGATATTTACTTTCATATTTTTCATTTTCTACCTCATTTCAAAATGCCAACGCTTCCAGGTTTACGGATAATCGTATAGCAGAAATACCGCAGCGCATCCATTGCATGATCGTGCTGTTTTACCGGTTTATCCTCGCCATGCTCCGATGCTTTCTGATCCCAGATATAGGAAGCAAATTCTTTTATGGTATTCGGGCACTGGTCACTAATCGCAATCTTACCCTCGTTTAACAACGACGCTACAAACCGGATGCCATCCAACACGTCATTCTTTGCTTTCTTGATTGTATAGCCACGTTTTTTCAATTCTGCAATAAACGATGCGGCAGACGGATCAATAATAATCTTTACCGGCTTTATCCCATCAAGCCACTGTTCCAAATCATCTGCATACTCGGTGTCGGTTTTCTGCCTTTCTTCATCTCGACCGGAATAATAATACTCACGACAACATACCCATCGTCCAGAATGTTCTTTACACCACAATAGGAACACGGTTGCATTCTGTGTGCCATAGTCACAGGACACATAGTAATTTGTATTGACCAAATCTAACAGATTCGATATCACATGCTTGGTAGTGTCAAACATATCATAGATAATACCCTCTGCCATCGCCCACAGTCCAAGGATATACCGCTTGAAAAACACTCCCGTGTACATGCTGCGGTATCGTTCCTTGATCGTCTCTGACAGGCTTAAGTTATCATCCATCGTAAAATGCAGATACAGAATCTCTTTCAATCCCGGATCTCGATTCTCTGCCACAGCCTTCTCTTTTATTTCTGCTGTTTTCTTTTTCCCAAGATATCCGGTTGCCTTATCAATCCAGTTCACCTTGAACCAGTGATATGGTCCATCCGGATTGCAGTTAAACCAATACTTCGAACCATCGACGGAGCATCGTCCGGTTGCCTGATTCACGAAGCTTTCCGGCATCAACGCAACTTCATCAAAAAAGACCCCAGCCAAGGTAATACCCTGAATGAGATCCTGCGAGCTTTCATCCTTACCACCGAATATATAGAAGTTGTTCGTTACATTTCCCCTTGTGACCACGACCAGGTTGTCGGATCTGTGATCTGTAACTGCATACCCCCGGCTCTTCAACATCAGCTTCAGCCAGAACAGCACATTTCTACGGAATGATCCGATCGTCTTACCACACATGGCAAAGTTCTGACCATTGAACCGTTCCATTGCCCATATAGCAAAGCTTAGTGACATGCAGATAGTCTTGCCAGATCGGATTGCTCCGTCGGCTATAATTCCATCCTTATCCTTTACCGGTGATGCATCACACCACCAGTTCAAGACCTTGCGCTGCTTCTTGGAAAATGGCTTAAAGTGAAATATCTGCTTAACCTTCTTCGTCTGTCCAGTCCCCCTCTGCTGATCCATTCAGTGCACCAACAAATCCATCGTCGGTGATCTCTGTCTCGTCATCACCCTGCGACTTAGCTTTCAGCAATGCGATCTCTGCTCTCTGCTTCTCTGTAGCAAGATCCATGTGATCTGTAAGCCACTGTAATGCTTTCATCCGATCAGCAAGTTTGATGCTCGCGCCATCCTTGCCTTGCTTAACCTCTGACAGAATAGAGCCATCTACATCTGAACTGTCTTTAAATCGAACAGTATTAACAATCTTTGTCAACTGCTTCTCTTTACCAGTATCCGGGTCCTTTATCTTTACTGGACCATACATTGCCATAACTGGAACTTCCTCTGTTCCAAATTCAAGGAAATCTGTCACATCAGCGAAAGCAATATCCATGTACTTCTGGAATACATCGGCTTCACTTAGAAACTCTCTGTTTAAACGTTCCTGTTTCAACCGGAAGATTTCATCCCGGATGTAAGTATTTGTAAGTAATTGGTAGCCATTACTTTGTGCTGTACGATAGTCACAGCCATACGCTTTCTGGTATGCCTTGGTAGCATTGAAACATCGGATGTAATGTATACAAAAAAGCTGTTGCTTATCGGTTAAGTTAGTATTCTGTATTACCTGCCTGACTTCATCAGCTACAGCCGTTTCTTCACTTTGTTTTTTTGATGCATTACTCTTTGAAACGTTTCGTTTCGTTTCATTTTTCTTTTGAAACGTTTCACTTTCATCCGCATCCCATTTATAACGATTCTTCCATGTCCTAATTGTAGCGGCAGAGCATTCTAGTTGACTTGCAATCTCAACCAGCTTCATTCCACCCTTATACAGTTCTCGGGCTTTCTCTGCCTTTTGGTTCGGACTCCTTGCCAATAGTATCACCTGCCTGTTTCTTTTATAGGGAGAAGTGGGACACCCCTGTGTTTCATGATGCCCCAGTAGTCAAAAGACGAAAAAAGCGCAAGGGGAATCATTTCCTCTTACGCTCTTTCACGCTACAATCATACCACAGATAAGTGTATCATTGTGTATCATCTTTCATTTTTTTGTTCAAAATCTCATAATATCCACCCGTCGGATTGAAATGTTTCAATGCCCTGGCATGAATTCGGTGAACCTGCGCCCACTGATATCCAAGCTTTACACAGATTTCTTCCCAACTTTGTCTCCGAAGGTATCTGTATGTCAATACCGCCTTTTCCGTCTCATCCTCTAAACGCTCAATATCTGCGAATATATCTACATATAGATCTATGCGCTCATACCGTGCTTTAATAAGTTTCCTCTCCAACTCGTCCAACTTTGCAGCGTAGTCAGAGAGATCTTTCTGATCATGGGCGTGTGGCATATCATCCATGACAAGTGCCGGTGCCATCTTATCTGCTCTTAACTGCTCAATTTCTTCCTCTATCCGGCGCGCGGCGCTGACCGCTGGTGTATATGATCGCAGATACTCCTTTTTCAGTTCGTTTTCATTCTCCACTCTTCTCCCTCCCTGTTCAATTACTACTCTATAGTAATTTTAACATGGGGATTTAGTAGATTTGTACCAATTTAGAGCATGAAAAAGGGGCTGTAAAATAAGTCCCTAATATAAGAAACGCCAATTCCGGCAAATGTCGGTTTTGGCGTTTCTTTGTATTAACTTTTCTATTTCTAAGCAAGTCTGCATCTTTGGGTATAAAAAATGGTGCATTTAATAAAGCTCGGCTAATCACGCCCGCTTAAGTTTTATGCAACTTTCGTCTGTCGTTGCTTTTTGTTGTGATATTTATAAAGATTGAATCCACATGAAATCAGTGTAAGCTCGAGAATTACATTTTTCTCGCCTCTTCGCAATAATCTTTTATACGCTTTATCCCACTTTAATACACCAAAAGTTCCCTCCGATTGAATACTTCGGTTCATTCTCAAGAGAGCACCATGTATGGATTCAAGATTTTGCAGCACTTCCTGATGGATAGCAGTTAATTCCTGATTCATTCGGATCGTTCGGTTTTTGTGTGCTCTCGGACAACATTCCTGTTTATGCTGACACCCTTCACAAGATTCACATTCGTATAATTCTTCCGTTCTTCCATATTTATTATATTTCACATGCTGTGTTCTCTTGAAGAGGAATTTTCGACCGTTTGGACATAAGAGATTTCCATCTGCATCTTTTGCAAAGTTTACAGCACGATACGGATTCTCATGATACTTTTTGTCCGTCGTTTCTTTTTTGTACATGGTAAATTTCATGTATTTTTCCATGCCGTGTTCTTCACAATAAAGATAATTATTGTAAGAACCGTATCCGGCATCAGCAACCGGATATTTCGGATAGTGGCCATATGTGCGATTGAATTTTTCCATCAAAGGAACAAAGCATTCCATATCGGATGCATATGGTTTTACGTCGATTACAGCTATGTATTCATCACAGATGGCTGCCTGTAGGTTGTATGCCGGAAGTAGCTGATCGTTTCCCATGTAATCACGCTTTAAACGCATGAAAGTTGCATCATGATCTGTTTTGGAATAACTGTTTCTTTCTTCTCCACAGGTCTCGATATGATATGCATAGGATTTCAAACGTTCCAGATATTCATGCAATTCTTCGTATTGTTTTTGTCGAATGCTTTTTCTATGACCACGTCCGGAAACGAAAGAAGTTTCATCCAGTCCGGTTGTTTCTTTGTACATCGTAAGTAATTCAGAGACATAGTCAACCGCGTACGCTTCACGCTTTTCAAATTTTATTCCGAGATATCCAAGTACTTCCCGATTCATAGCATCAATCAAGAGTGAAATCTTGTCAAAGACTTTCTGCCGGTTTTTCACACACGATTTTTTCCATACCCAGGTATATCGATTGGCATTTGCCTCAATTTTTGTCCCGTCAATGTATGTATGCTGCAGATCCACGTGATCTTTGGTAAAAATATATGAATTAATGTCTTCAAATATCTGCTCGATAGAATCGGTTAGTTCGTTTCGGATTAAGTTTCCAAATGTAGCAAAAGAAGGCGTTTTCATGCCATCAAGAAGATACATGTAACGAATGTCATTACGGCAGAGTTTTTCTATTTCCCGTAAGGAGCAGATGCCATTTTCCATAAAGGCAAAAAGTATTACTTTAAGGAGTTTTTGAGCATCACATCTTGGGCGACCTGTTTTATAGCCTTTCTCTACAAAATATCTGGATAGGTCAATGTGATCCATAACCTCACAAAAAGTGTATACCGGATCGGAAATATCGATCAATTTTTCGATTTCTAATGGTAATTTCAGCTGACGCATAGTATAATTACCATTGGTATTGTTATTTAGTAGCATAATTAATTATACCAAAAAATCGCTCAGACCTCACGGTCTGGGCGATTTTTCTGTCAGGGGAGTTTTTTTACAGCCCCTCCAGTATTTTATATTTCCACTTAAATAAACTATTACTATTCGATAGTTTTTAATGAACTATAGGTAAAATATATCCGTACCAACAATGAATCCCCTATCAAATCTCTATTTTAGGTTTCCATTAAAATCGTTCATAAGTGGTCGTAATATCTCCCTTATTTCTAAATAACGCAACTCTTCCCCACGCATATCTGTAACAGGCAATCTTTTAGCCATATTTAATGCAATATTCATATTATTGCAAAACAACAGTCTTTTATATTCCTCTGAAACCCTATTTAATGCAGTGTTATATTGTTTAATAAATACCGTTTCTAAGAACTCGGTCAAACCGCCTCCTATGATTGTTATTGTTCCTGCAGAAACTTGATTTTCCAAAACCAAACCAATTCCAACGAGCAACACAACGCACGAAATGATACTTACAACCATATTTGCCCAAAACATAGTTTTCAACTGTTTTTCAATATCTTTGTAAAATTGTCCCACATCCAAATTTAATATAGAAATATCATCTGATTCGCTAAATTCAATATCTGCCTGATTTTCTTCCCTCATTTTCCCCCTCCTCATTAGTTTTTTCTAATTATATCACTCCATTTATAAAAATCAACACTAACTATTATTTTAGTGTTTACCACACCATCCTCAACTGTCCGTTCTGTTCTTCCACGATCTGTCCATACTTTTTCTCTAAAATATTTTTTACCTTCTGCTTTTTCCGGTAGAACTGCGTCCGGCTAGTCAGGAGAATGCCGTGGTGTGCTTCCAGCATGTCATACGAAGTTCCCTTTACGATGGATTCCGTCAGATATTCCGCGATGAAGCTGTCTACTTGGTTACAGATTTCAAATACTTCCTTTTCGTCCACAGGCATTCCCCCTTTCAATTTTTGCGTAAAAAAATACCAACCATCGTATATGACGGTTGGTAAGAATCTAAAATTTTATTATTGCTAAAACAAACGATACAGCAATTCCTAATATTCCTATCATTATTGATAATCTATTAGAACGACTATTTTTTCTTATATCACTTTCGAGCCTTAAGAACTCGCTTTCTGTTCTTTCAAGAATATTGTCTATGATTGTCTTGTTTTCATTAGTCCCTAGATCACCAATATCCTTCAAAATGCTTTGTTGATATTGTGTACAATTACTATAAGGCGTCATATCATTCAAAAATTCTCTCACATTTTTTAATGTCTCATAGTATTCAGAAACACACTTTACGCTTTTTGTTTCAGTGTTTATTCTCAAAATAATAGTATCGAGCCATATGATAACATTTGGAAAATATTTTCTTGCGCTTGGCTTTTCTTGTACATATTCATCATATAGTAACTGTACTTCTTTCGAGATGCTCTCTGTATCCTTTTTCCCGCACCCTTTCAAAACGTTTTTTAAACCTAAAGCACTCCATTTTATATGTTTAACTTTATCATCTGCATTTAATATTATTGGAATCACTAAAGCATAAATTACCAAAGCCCATGTTATAATCACTATCGTTTCCCTGTATAAATTATCGTACATGTATTTTTTTCTCCTCTGTAAAAAATAATGGAATAATTATACCATACTAACCTCCAATATTCAATTTTCAATATCTATACTTTCCAACAAGTCTATCGTCCGCTCTATCAAAGAGCATTCCGAGTGAATTATTTCCTCTCCATTTGCATAAAATATTCAAATCAACTATGGTGATCCCATGCAAAACTGTTCAAACCTTTATTTGTTTTCAACGCTCGCTTGCCAGCTTGCCGACTGCATGTCTGACGATGAAATTGCCCTTCTCGCCGCCGATCTGGTGGTACTGAGTGACATGCTGGCAAATATTACTGCCAGAAATGCAGTCTTTCAAAAAGAATGATTTACCAAGAAAAAAGAGAGCCTATTTCTAAGCTCTCTAATAATTTTATGCCACTTTCATTCTTCTTTTTGCCCGCTCAATAGCCACATCACATATGGCATTGACATAATCAACAACTCTACCAGGTCTCTGAAGTTCCGACTTTCTGCTTTCAAGTTCTGCAAGCCATTCATTTCTCAATCGATCAATTTCTTTTGGATCAGTGCCATCAAACGCAAGTAATAATTCTCTCGTCATTTCGTCAAGCTTTTCATTCATAAATATTTCCTCCCCACCTACTTATCCATAACATAGAGTGTCTCGCCGTCAAACGCTTTGTCTGCATATATTGTCGCACTTTTATTTGTATGAGTATTTTTCAGTTTGATCTGAACATTGCAGTCATTCTCATCTGATAATACATCCTCTATCCTATATCCCACATATCGCCGAAAATCTTCCCCACAATACATAGGTTCCTTGTCATGTACCTCTTCCGAATCTTCTGGATCTGTAACCACTATTCCTTCTCGTTGTTTCATAGCTGTCATGTATCCCCAATAAAAGGCATCTTCCTGCACACCATTGACATATTCCTCAATTGCATCCTGAAACCCAGAATAACCATCCTTTGTCCGTTGGCTTGCCATTGGCTGATTTTCCCTTTCATTCTCCATGATTTCAAGAATCTTCTCGTATCTTTCTAATACCGCTCTATCCATAACTAAGCCACCTCCCCGTATACTACCCGGCATTTATTTACATTGCCGTTTGCAAGTTCCAGTTCAATGACTGTTGGATAGCCGTTCTCCTGCAACCATTCTTTTACCTTTTGGAAAACGCTTTCCTTATACTGCATTGTCACACCATCATGCCCATTCCGGCTGTATGCCGTTCTCACGATTTCATCTGTAAAAAGATCCAACTTCTGGATAATTGCGCTAACTGCCTTGTCGTGCGGTCTACCAGTTTCCGAAAAAATGCCAAGCTCTCTTGCAATGGTCGTGCAGTCCCACAACTTCGGTGTATCAGAGATTAACGGAGCATTAACAGGATAACCGGAATCAGAATAAATTCTTACCACTTCTGCAGCTATGTACTTGGAATCCACTCCGGCATCATGCAGGGCTTCCCTGATATTCTTCACCATCATATTTACGGATGTGAGTTTCTCTTTTTTCGGCTTATCCTGTTTTTTGGGAATTTCCTCACGGATAATATCTTCCATATCGTGAAAGCGGTTAATGTAACGCGCCGTGAATTCTGTTCCCTTAATACCTGTTAGTTTGTGAGCTATGAACTCGCACCCCTTTTTCGTAATGTCATAACATGGGCGCTCCTGGCCTTTTGCATCCTTATACACTGTTTCTCTGAAAAAATCAACCGGCTGAATTTTTAGCTCGTTAAGTTCTTCTACATATCCTCTTATATCTGATAACAAATTCTTATGCCGTTTTCCTA